ATGCCACGCACTGTAACACAACAGGCAAAAAAGCCCAAAATCGAAGATTATGAGATCGCCGTCACTAAGTGGGAGGGGTGTAAACCTCCCTACACAAGCTCACACATACAATCTTGTGTTACTGCGGCAAAAACCATCCTTTCGTATACAGATAAACCCCGCCGATCCAAGTACGAAAAAGACAGCTACTTGAGGATAGATTTTAGTAAAGCTGGCAAGGTGACATTCTATGCCAAATTCCCCAACAAAATGGGACTGGCTGGCAAGCGCCTTGGTGAATGGCCTGAAATGCACATAGATATTGCGCGTGAGCGAGCTGCTCAAATGGCTGCGGGTAGTTTAAAAGGTGAGTCTGTGCATTACGCCCTTAAAGCATATGACGAAGATCTACAGGCTAAGGTACAGCGCCATAAACTGAGTGAGGCGAGCTATTACACGTATTCTTGCAGAATTAAACAGCTATACCTTGCCTTTGGTGAACGTGAAGTATTCTCAAACGTTACTTATGAAAGACTGATCAAAGCTATTGATGAGTGGATAGAGACCAAAACCAACAATCACGCTCTTGAGTTATTTGCTGAGCTGCGCAGGTTCTGGAAGTTCTCAGCGCCCACGTTATGCAATGGGCGAAACATTGCAGCAAGCATGCCTGATGATTACGTTTCATCCCGTGTACAGCGTCCCGCACCGACAAGGCTATATACAGACATAGATGCTATTGCTGAGCTTTGGCTGAATGTATCGGCCTGCACCTCAGTACATCAAAAGAATGCGATTCGATACATGATACTCACAGGCGTTAGGCCAATTAACGTGTGCAACCTGCAATGGAGCTGGGTAAAGGAAGACCTCAGCGAAATTATTTACCCGGCCACGGTGATCGGTATGCGCGGAGCTATGAAAACAGAAAAAGAGTTTCGCATACCAACAACCCCAGCTATGCAGCAATTGCTCAAAGAGCAAAAGGATTGGCGAGACGCGGCCTTGCCCAACTGCAATGCCGATTTCGTTTTTCTACAACCACGGAACCCAATGCAGGCATTTGCAAAACGCTCTCTTGATAAGTTGATCAAAACTCACAGCCCAGCAGATGCCGTTAAAGGCATAACGCATAAGGGAACAGTCAAAGGCTCAGCCGGGGCGTTTAACACCATGTGTAGAAAGTTTCTGAAGAGTAATATCATTGTTCAGATGAGACAAAAGGGATACTCACGCTCAGACACCCGAGAAATAAGCCAATTGTGCCTGCACCACAGCGATAAACACGCTGACCCAATGGCAGAGCACTATGACTTTAGTGATGAGATTACGCAAGAAGAATTAGCGCTGAAAAAAGTTGCATTTACAGCGCATGAAGAAAGTATTTTAAGTAAAGTTCATTTTAAAAGGTTAAATTTTAAAAATAATTAGTATGTTAATTTCTATGAGATCCTATTTTACAATGTGAATAATTATTTAATTTTCACTTTAAAATCTACATCTATAATATGTCAGAGTGGTTATTGATAAAAAATGAAACAGACAGAAGAAATTATTCAAATATTTAGTGATGAGTCTTTTCCACAAGTAGTTTTGCTAGACGGCTCTTGGGGTAGTGGCAAAACATATTTTATAAAAAATGAATTAATAGATAAGTTACATAATCATTTTAAGCAAAAAGTACACTTTTTTTCATTATATGGAGTGTCGAGTATTGATGACTTTAGAGATAAAATTATCTCATTATCAATTACGGACAGTGAAAAAACACCAACTCTGTTGACAAACGCAGCAAAGATTTTTGAAGGTATAACTACAAATGTGGGAGAGAAAGGCCTTGGAGCAGTTTTAGGTGGAGCTGCTGGTGCTCTTAAATATAAATTATATGAGAAACTAGATAATTGTATATTGATTCTTGACGACTTAGAAAGAGTTAATAACGATAAAGTAATTAAGAATATATTAGGCGAGTGTTTAAACTTAGCTGAGTCTAAAAATATTAAGCTATTATTGATAGCAAATGAAGAAAAGCTACATTGTAAAGATGACATAGAAAAAGTATTTGCAGATAAATACAATTTTAGTTTTAGTCATGAAGAAGTAGTTGATATCTTAAAGAGTGAGTACGAATTTCTTGATGATAGGTTATCTAGAGAACTTTTACTATGTATCACATCTGTTGACTCAAAAAATATAAGGGTATTAAAACGAGCTATAACAAAGTTTAATAGGTTAAAAAAAGAAATTGAAAAAATAGAAGGTGTAGATATTGATCAAGCTTTAACTTTACTTTTAAATAATATAATTCAACTTTGTTGTGCGAAGTATGAATTTGGGTTTTCGACAAAACAAATTTTTGAAGCGGGAGAAACTAGGCTTCTTCGTAAAATTACGAAAGATAAGGATGAATCATTTAAAGATGAGTTGCAGAAGTTAGATAAAATATTTGGTGATGGATTATATGTTAAGCCAAAAAAACTAGTAGATTTTTGCTGTGATGGAATTTATAGTTTTAAAAATATTGTAGAGGAGCTTGATTTACCTTTAAAGAAAGATTTGTTTGACCAAATGAAATCAATATGGGCTCAAAATAAATTAAGTGACGCTGATTTTGAAAAAGGAGTAAAGGAGTTAGAGGAGTATATATCTAAACATTGTGGAAAAGATATTAGCGAATGGTTTAATATTTGTGATGTTTATCTATATATGATAGATAAAAAAATAATAAATAGTATTGTTCATACTCCGGTCTCAATTTTAGAAGTTTGTAAAAATGTAGATTTTAATGTTTTTTCGATATCTGATGATAGGGATTATGATTACTCCAGTGGGAACATGTACGATCAAAAAATTATAGAAATTGCTAATAAAAAGAGACAGAAGCTCGTAGAGAATATAAAGGTGAATACAGATATTGAACTATCTGAAAGATTTAAAAATTCATGGTCTGAAGTTGCCCCATATATATATGATAAATATATGCACAAGCCAATGTATAATGAGTTTAATGTCGATACTTTAAGAGAGGCATTCATGAGTTGGTCTACCTTTGAAGTATTCGAATTTACTAGATTTAATAAGAAAAGATATAGTTTTGATAATATAGAAGATTTTTTCATACCTGAAATGGATAGCTTAAAAGGTATATCTGAAATGATAGAGAATTTATGTATTGATTTAGGATACGGGCGGAAAGTAGCTAGTTTAAATGCTCTTCGCGAAGAGTTATTAGCTGTTTACGAAAGACTAAAAAACTAGTTAGTGTTAATGGGCGTGATTAAACGCCCATCCCATTAATAACATTACAACGCCGCCTCACACTTTTCTAAAAATGCCAAAACATTTGATTTACGAAACCTGATCACTCTTGCTGATATTCTTATCGCACCAAGTACTTTACGATGTTTGTGGTGCACGGCCCAGTCATTAATAGTTTTTGACGACACCTTGGCAATTCTTGCCGCCTCTTTGGGGGTAAGAAGCACTTCATCATGGTCCTTATCGTTCATAACTATGTTTCCTTTGTAAACAACCAGCATTTCACTGTTTTGGGTTGGCTATAACTTTCGCCGCGTGTCTCTATGGCCGAGTTAACTGGCTTTATCGATTGAAACTTACGGCTCTTCGATGTCTTAAGGTATTTCTTTAGATCGGTAAGTAAGGGGATCTGTTGCTTGAATTCGTTGGCTACTCGCACAAAGTGATTCAGGTTAACGGCAATGAGTTCTCTGTTGCGAGAGTGGTTTAGAACAGGTTCGTCCTCATCGTTATTTATATATTCGTAGGTTTCCCAGAATTGTTGAACAACCGGGTGATCAGCGACAATGGCTCGTTGGCGGCTTATTGCTAAATCCTGTATGCAGTCGATGACTTCGTCGCGTTGGTTATCTGGCAAGCCCAACACCTCACTCATCGCATCGGTTAACGACATCAACTGGGCATGGTTTTTAGCTATTCGCACTGAGTGGATGTCTTTAAGTGAGAGAAGGTGGTCTTCATAGATAGGTGTATTGGTGGCAACAAAGTCCATCACTCTTGCCTCGGCCATGGTGACTTGTCTGAGAAAGTAACTGAGGTTTTTAACGGGTAAGACGTTCATTTCGTCTGTGGCGCTTTTACTTTCTCGACTGTGTCGCCCTTTATCGAAATAGAGTTGGGTAATGCGCTGTAATATTGCTTCGGAAGCACTCACTTCGGCGTTCTGGGTTATGACGATGGCGCCTCTGAAAGGTGGTTCGTAGGTTTCATTACCGCTGTTTTTCATACCTCGAGCCCGGCTTGCCCTCCCGTTGTAGGCAGTTTTGAGTTCATCCCAATCAAACTTCTTAGCCTTGGCGGTATCTTCTTCCCGATCAGCCTCTATTAAAACAACAGGCAAATTACTGACTTGAGAAAACTTGCGGGATACAGCCGCCGCAGTCGCTTTACTTGGGTCGAAGCCCTCCTCGTCGGCCTTACCAAGTAGCTTCCACATAAATTCGACTAGTGTTGTTTTCCCTGCACCGGGTTCGCCGACAATTTCCAAAAATGGGTAGCTTTTATGAATAGCTCGGATCTGCTCTGAAAATAGCGAGCCAAGCCAGAAGCTGATTGCGACCAGTCCCTTTGGGCCAAACGCTTGATAAACCAGTTGAGGCCAGTCTTTCTTGTATTCTGAATGATTGCCAATTTGCAGTTGGAAACCTTTGTTGAGGCTTTTTACTGCCAGTTTGCCGACTTCAAAAAAGTCTTCGTCGTTAATGGGGTAGGCTTTGCCCTGACTAATTGCCAAATCGTTAAACACATAGGCGTGGTGCTCTTTGCTATAACCGACAAAGTCGATGGTATCGACCACTTTAATATTGTGAATGTGGTGCTTTACCAGCCAGTCGAGTTGCTTAGAGGTACCTGTAAACAAACCGCCGGGTGCAATCGATAGAAGGCGCTTTTTAAACTCAGATGCTGCCGCTACCTGACCACCAGTAAACGTATTTTTGATTGTTCGGCCACCGTGGGGAAATTCGACCCGGCAGTAATACCAGCTTTCATCGGTAATGGTGTTTGATTGGTAATAGAGAAACGTCGGCTTGCAGTTAGCAATTTCAGTGAGTGCGCCTGACTGTTCAGCGGCATGAGTTTTTATCTGTTCTTCCGTTAGCCCTTCGTCACTGCTTCTTAGCTCCTCTGCTGCCTTGGTAAACTTTTCTATATCGAGGCTGAACCAATACATGCGGTTGTCGAAATCAAAACAAAAACCGTTTCGTCCTTTTCGTTGCCAAATTTTGAGGGCTTTATCGAGAGGGCTTTTGGCGATCAGTAAACTGCCTTGATACAAGTAGTTATCAAGGTCGTTTGTATTTAACCGCTGATTGATATGGCAGTCGTTCCAGTCTGTTTTTCGGTTGTCGTGTTGTGGAATAAGCGCTGCTGAAATTGTATGGCCTTCTTTTTGGCTGCGTTCGGCCCAACGCTTGATATATCGACGGCCAGCTTTGTCGTTGTCTAAGGCCCATACCCAGTTAATGCGCTTTCCTTTGAATTCGGCCAGTTTTGTCTCTGGGTAATTAACGCAGGAGAGAGTGGCAATGGCTTTTTCGCCATTAAGGTTAAGCGCGATTGCATCTAAACAACCTTCTACCAACCAGACTCTATCGTTCTCTTCTATCATCACTCCTGGTGGTTGCCACCAGAGGCCACGATGTGAGCCATTGAAGTGTGCTTTTCGGCAGTCCTGATCGCCGCTTTCCTCGGTAATTGTCACCTCTTCGATAAGCCGTTCCATGTAAATGTCATGGCTTCTATCGATATCAAACCTGACAGTGGCTGTTCCCTTATTCCCATTGGGATGCCAAAAGTTTCCCTGTCGGTACCAGCCTTTTACCCGTAGTGGATCTATGCCTCGTGCATAACGTAAGTAGGCATCCGCTGTTGCTGTTGGGTTTTCATGAGTGGCGACAAAACGTTGATTGAAGTTTTCAAAGGCATCCGGATAAAGCTCTTTAACGTGGCCCTCCCATCCGCATTTGTTTTCGCGTCCACATTTGACTAACCATGGGCTTTCAGTGCGGGTGAAAAGTTCCTTCTTGCCGCATGAAGGGCAGGTTCCTTGCTGAAGCCAATCACCATTTTCCTTCATGGCATAGTCGGAGATCAGCCGTTTAACGATGTCCTGTTGTATGTCGTATCGCATCTGTGGCTCCTTTCACTTGGGATCAGCCAAGCGCCTGAGCACAGTCGTAACAGTGCACAGATAAAAGTACATCAGGTAGTTTTCACAAAAAGGCGGGCAGGAATTCAGCGGTGTTTGAAAGTGTTTTCTCAAGTGTATCTAAATTGATTGCCCGCCAGATTGTCGATTTTGTTAGGCTTCAAATACGCTAACTCTTCTCTTCGGTGGCAAGAAGGTCAGCAAGGCTTATCGCCTTTAGCTGTCCGTGATGCCTTATGAATATACAGGTTGATGTTGAGTTATCGATGTCGATATAGGCATCTAACCCTTGGGCCTCAATATTGGCCACGGCCTTGGCAGCAAAAAGACCTGCCTTTCTGGCGGTGCATTCGTATTGCTGCTGCAGGTGAGAGGTGGTTTGCTTCACCATTTCGTCGCGAATTAATGTGCTGTTGTAAGGGTGGTTAAGGACAAAACGTTCAGCAGGTTCGAGTAGATTGATATCTTGCATGACTGACTCCTAATCATTCGCTGAGTGCCTTCACGAGGGCACGTCTGTCGATATGGGTTGAGATTGGAATATTGACGTCCGGGTCGGGTATTGAAGAGGGGCTAAGAGTCCGGACGGGAGAAACGCTGGCGACAAACACATGACCACAGTCTGTGTTATTGCAGCTGAGAGTCACTTCTCGATAGGTACTGGAAACCTGCGTAGTCTTCCTGATGGTGCAGGGGCCGTTGCAGTGTGGGCAGCGGGTTCTCATTGGTTTACCTCCGTGGGAAGGTTATCCGGCGTTGGAAAGATATCGGGTCTGAGGTCGTGAGCTGTCACCAGTCCATCTGTTGCTTTTTCGATGGCTTTGCAGTGTTTGGGTGGGACTCCGCGACGAACCCAGTGGCTGACAAGAGACGGTGAACTGACACCTGCGGCCTGAGCGATATGCTCTCTTCCGAAGACAAAAATTGCTTTTTTCAAAGGTGTCATATCAGGTGACTCCTTGCGTTTGCATTAATTTTTGTGCAGACAAGATTAGTGTCGATATGTACTATTTTCAAGTACAAAAAGTTACCTTTTCGTGAGGAATAGCTGGCATGGACATTAAAGAAGAACGAATCGCGTTCTCGACACGCTTGAACGCAATATTAGACACCCGAGGCTTCGCGCCGAAGCAACGGGGAAGACAAACCAAACTGGCTGAAAAGTTTAATCTTACACAGAAAGGTGTTCGTCGCTGGCTGGAGGGCGAGAGTATTCCTCGTATTGACAGTCTTAGAACCTTGTCTGAAGAATTCGACGTGAATATTGAGTGGCTCCACTATGGCAATGGCCCGATCAGCGCTTTGCACAAAGAGGTTGGTGGCAGGGTAAAACAAGCCAGAGATGCCAAGGGTTGGACGGAAGCCGAGCTTGCTTCGCACTTACAGAATCGGACAGGCGATACAGAAGTCATTAAGGTAGCTGGAGTCAGGGCTATAGAATCTGGTCGAAGGATGGAGTTTGCACCGGATTTGGCTGTTTATGCTGATGTGCTTGAAGTCAGTCTTTCTTGGTTGGAAACCGGATTGAATCTCGTCGTAGATGCTTCAGCAGAAGAGATTGAATCTGATGAAGGCGCCATGGTATCAGTGCCAAAACTGTCTGCACTGGCCTCAATGGGGCAGGGCATTCCGATTGAATTAGAACACGACCGTCTAATTTCTACTGTCAGTATCAGTAAGCAGTGGATTAACGAGCATCTTCCCAAAGTCTCCAGCATCGACAATCTCGCAATGATCACTGGCTACGGCGATTCAATGGAGGGCACATTCAATCACGGCGACATGCTCTTCGTCGATACGGGCGTAGATGAATTCATCATGGATGCAGTGTATGTGCTCGACTTAAATGGGCAGCTATATATCAAGCGGCTTCAAATGCGGCCTGATGGTGTATTGCTGATGATCTCAGACAATCCCAAGTATCGACCCTATGAGATTAACCCAGAAGAAAAAACGACCCTGCGCGTTCTTGGCAGAGTCGTTGGATGTTGGAGTTTTAGGGGGATGTGAGTTGGTAAATGTGTAATAATACTATCTCAGTTATTTAAGTGGAAAAGACCAGCCGAAGGGCTGGTCCATTATTTTAAAGGCAGTCTTTTTCAGAATCAGTTGTTAATTGATTTGATACCAAAATAGCTATCTTGGAGTAAGTAAGGTGAACAAATAGCTGGTGGTAATTTCGGTTGATTCATTGACTGAAAATTAATCACGCGACTATTGATATTATCCCTTGGTGACTTACTAATCGGAATGTTTCCAGCTTGCTTATTGTCATCAAAAAGATTGTGGTAAATATTCACATATGTGCTTTTATCATCATACTCATAAGAGAAAAATGAATCTTCTTTTGAGCGAGAAAAAGAAATATTATCCAAATTCAACCCGTTAACATGTGTATTTCTAACATCGCCTAGAGCAAGGTCTAAGCGTCCATTATTACCCGTAGGTTGGCCTAGAATAGAAATATTATAAAGTTTAATGTTGGTCAAATAAGAGTCTTCAGATCGTTCACTTATTAGTGCAGTCATCCAATCAGATTTACGTGTTAATGTTGCATTTTCTAGGGTGAAATTTGTCACTCGAGCATGAAAAATTTTGTCAAAAACTAGTGTTTTGACCTCTTCCAATTTGACACCGGCAATATCAAGCAACACATCACTTAATTCGAAGCCATTTATATTAGTCCAGAACAGCATTTTGAAAGGCTTTCCAGTGGAGCTCAAGTTATTAAATTTAACATTATTCCAGCGCGCTTTGATCGAAAATAAAGCCCACTCTTCTGTGTTATGGACTGTTGCATTATCAAAAACAATATCTGTTAGATTTGCAGAAATAAATGTTTTATAACGACTACTTGAGTCTCCTTTGAATCTCAAATTGCTGATTGTATGACCATTTCCATTGATACTCTCCCGTAAGCCATGCTCTAAAGTTGGTGAGGAAGTACAGTCAATATCATTAGTGATACTCACATAAGAGCTACTGATACTTCCATTAAAAAAAGAAACGAGCTCATCGCATGTTTGAATATTTATGTAGTCTGCCATGGCATTTGATGAAAATGATGATATTAACAACCCAAATGCGGTGATTAATTTTTGCACTCTTAATGAGTCCTTATTGTATGAATTTATTTATAACATTGTATATTTATCTGGTCTTTTTTTCAATAGAATACTTTTTTATGAATATCGTAAGGTTAAGGAGTAGGCAGTTATTCTTATTTATAAATAATTCAAATTAATTAATATTATATTTTAGTTTATGATATGTTTCATAATAACGAATAGATTAGGGTATAGGTTTTTTAATCTATTTTATCTCTTAGCTTTCATTTTTTTAAGTAAAAGAGATAAAAGTAATCCTGATTTAGTTACTGAGATATTTTTTTCTACAACGTGCCAATGCACAGTATTTATACGTTTGTTCCAACCTTGAATTAATATCGTACAATCACCAATAACACTCGACTGCACTTTTGCCAGATTTAATTCCAGTTTTTTTCGTTTGAGCGCTAATTGTTTTAAAGCCTTATGTGCGGCATTTTCCGCAACACCCATATCACTAAATATTGTTCGTAATGTCTTTTGGCAACCCTCCCTTCCGACAATAACGCACTTCCTCTTTGCCTCTTTCTTGTCATACCAATAAGCCCTCACCCCGGTATATCTTCCTTGTCTGTCGGCCTCGATATACCTGTGAGTATCTCCGTCTTGCCGTGTAATGATGACGGGCTCCAAATCAATACCTGATACTGACTTCGACTCACCGTTCTTTAACATCAGCAAGCAGCCATTTTTAACCGTTAATATAGCGTCGTATGTTTCGGCTAGACGGGTGAGTAGATTGGCATCTGATTCGTTGGTTTGGTCGATATGCTGGATGGGGGTATTTCGAAGTGATTCGGAGAGCTTTCCTTCAAGATGCTGTTCGCTGGCGATGGTGTCGAGGATTTCTCCCAATGTTGTTTCATGCCATGAGCGTTCTTTCTGGGCTTTAAATCCCTCCCGAAAATCTGCGCTTCTGCCGCGAATAGTGAGCTTATCGGGTGGGCCACTATGCTCTATTTCGTCAACAGTGTAAGTACCTTTGTCTACCAGAGGTTCGCCTTTCCAGCCGATGAAACATCGAACTTTCACACCCCTTCGAGGCATAGCAACCTTGCCATCGTGGTCGCTGATCACCAGTTCCATTTCATCGGCTTCGAGACCGCTTTTGTCAGTGATGGTCAGTTCAATCAGTCGGTGTCTGATTTTCTCAGTGATATCTTGGTCATCGACTTCAATGAGAAAGTTAGGAGTTTTTGTCATACCGTTGCCTTCAACGATTGGTTGAGAAGTGTGCTGACGTAAGGTGACAGGTCGCCAAGTTGATCGACACTGTTGTCATCGGTGCGTTTGAGTTGGAGATTGAATTCGATTTTGCGGGGGCTGCCGTTTCGCAGGAATACAGATTGTGTCTCAGAGACCTGATCGATAAACCAAAGACCCAATGTATCGCCGTTGCCGCTTATCAGCGCGAAGGCACTTCCAGTTGAAGCCATCTCGCGCAGCATCGAGAGGTCAAAGAGGCCGCCAGTGTATTCTGGGTAAAGGGTACCATTTAGGGTGATAGTTTCTTCACCCGGCCCCAAGTATTGGTAGGCAGGTCTTCTGCCGACCCGCTTGTTAGATGCCCAGCTCTGGCTGAACACATGTTGTAGTTGTTGATAAGCAGCGGTGTTGATTTCAAAAACGAATAGGCCAAGTGACAGCATCATGGTTTATTCCTCATCATAAAGACGCGACCGTATTCGGGCTGCGGCCTGAGACTCTCTCCGGTCCAGCTCCTGCGAGATTAACGTCACCAATTCACGAGGGTTATCAGCATGGCTTTCAATGGTGATTTCGCCATAGGTAATCGAGACTTGCACAGGCGCTTGCTTTGGTTGCGATGCTGGTCGAGTGGCAGGTCTGAACTGCATCCTATCCCGGTGGATAATTTCACTGGCGGTAGCGACAGTCATATTGATATCGGATGACATCGATTGCGTCAGTTGTTGGCCTAACTCGCTTATTGCCAGAATCGCATGCTTCGCCTTTGCGCTAATGCCTTTGCCCACGCCCTGACTGATAAAGCCACCCATTTCAGCAAATACGCGAGAAGGCGAGTGAATATCCAGTGTTTCTTTAAACCAATCGACAATTGACGAGGCGGTATCGGTTATTGCTTCTTTTGCTGTTGAAAGCTTATCGGTGATTCCTGACACCATGCCATCAATCAGGTTGCCGCCCATTTCATTGAATGAGGTGGGTAGAGTAATACCGAACCAGTCGAGCACTGATGAAAACGCGTGACTGAAATCTTCGAGTGGTGACCAATTAGCTACAGAAGATTTAACCAACTCGACGCCGATTGAAAATGCAGACCGGATGCTTTGCCACAGCTCGTTGAAAAAGGCTTTAACAGGCGCCCAGTATTGATAGAGAAGGTATGCGGATCCGGCGATGGCACTAATAACCAGCCCGATAGGGTTCATCAAAAATAGCCGCCCCAGCCAGACAAAGGCCTTACCCAAAAAGGGGACTGCTGTTTTGGCGATAGTGAGTAATCCCGTACCTAGACTTTTAATCCCTGACAGCAGCCCGAGTGATTTGATACCGACAACACTTAAGGCGTATTTCATTACAGCAAATGGACCGACGATGCTGGCAATGGTTATAGCTAGTCCGCCAAAGCCAAGAACCAGAGCACCCGCGATAGCAACGAACTTAACCATCTGCGCCGCAAGGACCGGGTTTTGATTAGTCCACTCGGTGACACGATTAATTAGTCCGGTCACAGACTGAACCAATTCCCGGATCGGCGCACTGTTGGATGTCGACAGGGTGATTTGTAATGCACTCCAAGCTGATTCCATGGCTTTGATATCACCAGCCATATTGTCACTCATCTGGGCGGATATTTTGGCCACTTCACCGCCAGACTGCTTGAGTAAATTGGCAAACTCTTCAATGCGGCCTGAGCCACTGCGCTCTATCAACTCAGCAAAACCAGTACCTGCCTCCTGTCCGGCGATATCAATAAATAGTTCCAGCTGTTTAGCATTACTGAGGTTCTCCGTCTTCTTAGCAATATCAGCGAGGATTTCAGGAAGTGGACGCATTTTCCCTGCGATGTCCATGGTTTGAACGCTAAGCTGACGCAGAGCATCTTTGGCAGCTTTGGGCGGCGCGGCCAGTCGTGTGTGCAATGAACGTAAAACGGTACCCGCCATACTGGCCTGAATACCAACATCACCAAGTAAACCTGCCATGGCACTGGCTTCTTCGAGGCTGGTTCCTATTTTCTGGGCGGCAGGGGCGACATACTTCATGGTCTCGCCCAGCATATCTAGGGTGACATTACTGCGGGTGATGGTTGCGGCCAGCACATCGCCGACTCGGTTCATATCAGTAGCTTCAAGCTTAAAGCCTGAAAGGATGTTCGAGGCGATATCGGCTGTTGCTGCCAACTCATTGCCGGAGGCTTTGGCAAGGCTCAATACACCCGGCATCGCAGCATAAATCTCGTTGACCTCAAACCCTGCCATGGCGAGAAATTGCATACCCGCCGCAGCTTCTGAGGCAGAAAATGAGGTAGAGGCACCCAGCTGCATGGCTTGTTGCCAGAGAGTTTGAAATTCCTGAGAGTCTTTGTTCATTCGTGTTAGAGCAGACACCTTAGACATCTGGCTTTCAAACTCGATACCGGGCTGGATCATGCTCTTTACAGATTGCAGTACCGTTGTTCCCGTCGCGTAGCCAGCGGTTCCGACCACACTGAGGTATGCTTGTTTTTCGAGTGTTCGGTTGTAACTGTTTTTTGCTTTGGTCAGCAGACGCTGTTTGTGACGAACTTTATCCAACTGTTCGCCATGCTGATTCATTTTGTTGTTAACGCTGTCGATACGCTTGGCGAGTTTCGACTCCTCAGAGGATAGGCGTCTTACATCAATACTGGATTGTCGGAGTGCGTTGGCGGATGCGAGCAGCGCAGTTCTTTGCTCCTGGTGCGCATCTTTTAGTGTGTTGAGTTGGCGTTTGGCCTTATCAAATTGTGCAAGCTGACGCTTGGTCGGTTTTTCAGTATGGGCAATGGTACGGCCCATTTCAGCCAGCGAACGTCTGGTGTTGTCGATGCTTGATGCGGTTCCACCCAGTTGGCTTTGGAGTTTTTTATAACCGCTGATACTCTTCTGTAGCCCTCTGAGTTCACGGAGCTCAGTCGCATTTTCAGTTAATTGGCTGTTGAGCGTTTTGGCTGTTTTAATGACACCTTTCAGCGGGCGGGTAACTTTGTCTACCGCCCGTAGCATGATTTGAAGTTTGAGGTCCTGTGCCATCAGGTGCTCCCATGAGATTACCGATGCTGGTTTTTGTTTCTCTCGATGGCGATGTCATGCCAGTTAAGGAATTCGTCAATCGGCATGCTGTCCATCTGTGAGGGAGGCCAGCCACCACCAAAAACCAGATTGATATCTGCCCATGCTTCCATCATGTCGACGGGGAGTCGGACGCTACGAAAAAACTCTGTACCCCTGACATCAACTGAATGAGGTCTGCCGGATCAAGAGTGACAATCTGTTGCTCAGTCAAAGCCGGTGTTGAGATACGGGGTAGTAAGGGAAGATAGGCACTAACATCCATCTGCATAATATCCAGCAGTTTGATGCCGCGAAGCTCGCCTGCCATGGGTTTACGAAGCTCAATCTCTTTGATGTGTTTATCGCCCTGTTTAATCGGAGTACTTAGCGATATTTTGGTGTTGTCTGTCATGGTCCATTCCTCAGCTATTCATTGACAGGGCTTTGCGTTGACCTTCAAGGCGGTCGATACCATTGACCTTTTCAATCATGTTGGCGTGGTCTATCTCAATCACGGCATCACCATTGATGAGGTATTTGTAATAGCTGACAGCGACCATCACTTTCATTGTTCCCATTTCGCCTGACTTGGCCGAGTCAAAGTCCAGCTCACGCCAGCGACCCCGAACCACCACCTCGATGGTGCCTGTTTCACAGGTACTGTCATCGCGCACAGCGGCTCCGAGCATACGAAGGCCGACCCCGGCTAAATCACAGACTCCCCAGTGTTCTAGCACTTCTCGGCTGTATTCGCGCAGGGTGAACTCCATTTCTAACTTCTCCATGCCGAGGTCAATTTCCACCTCGCCATTCATACCGCCGCCTCGGTATTCTTCTGTTTTGCGACTTAGCTTTGGTAGTGTCAGTTCTTCAACTACGCCAGCGTATCCCTGACCTTCGATAAACAAATTAAAGTTCTTGAGCGTTTTGGGCAGCATAGTGAGATTCCTCAGGCAGCACTAATTTGACTGGCAAAGTCGACCAGATAGTTGTCGGTGATCCGCTGTCTCAGCATCAGGTTTTCAAGCGGTGGGACGGGAGTGTAGTCATACTCAATCGCCAGTTTGCCGGACTTGAGCGTTTCCTTTGTATTTACCCTTGGGTCGAACCATGCGCTGCCACCAATCAGATAACCGTTGGCGACCATTTCGCGCAGTTTGGCATTAATGCCTTCGACAATGTCTCGGCCCAGTGTGGGGTGCAGGGGTTTGTCCACTGCCCAGAAATGTGCGTCGGCCATGGTGTCAGCTAATACCTGAGCAGTGCGGGTATAGTTTTCAAAGGCGAACAGGGGGTCGGCGCTACAGGTGCGTGAACCCCAGAATCGAAAGCCTTTTTGATTAATCAGCGTGGTAACTTCATTGCTGTTCAGGTAACCCGCGTCGGTGGCCGGGCTTTGCAGATCCCAACTGATATCTCTCGATACCCCGGAGACGCCTGCGATAGGCATGTTTGACAGAGTTTTATGCCAGCCGATGTCCTCATCAAGCTTTGCTCGCATCCCTAGTGCTCTTGCCGTCGCCCAAGCCTGACGCTCGGTATTTTTGACCGTATCCCAGTTTATAAAATCTGGCCAGAGCACCATCAATTCACGGTGACCGAAGTTGTTGCGGTAAAGCACTGCGTCTTCTTTGGTTTCGCATCCCCAAGCTGAGACGTAAGCAAATGCTCTTATTTGTGCCGCTATACCTGCCAGTTCGGCAGCGACATTGGCATTATCCAGACCAGGAGCACCGAGTATTCTGGGTGTTACGCCGAGTTTTGACTTGGCAGCCATCAAGGCTTGAAGACCTTTACGCTGACCATTCTCAATACCGCCTATGACATTAGAGGTGGTCTCGCTTTCGTCTTTTCCCTCGGGAACCCTGACGACGACAGTTAGTGGGTTACATTGGTCTTTAATGGCATCAAGCACATAGGGCAGGGTGCCTTTGGTGCCAGCCTTATCGATGCCATCTAATACATCCGTTAAAAGTACCGGGCGATTTTCAGGGAAGAAGTTTGCGTCTGCGTTTGGTCCTGTAGCAATTAAGCCAATAACTGCTGTTTGTACTGTGCGGATAGGTCGGGTGCCCTGATTGATTTCAATGACCCTGACACCATGGTGATAATCACTTGCCATCTGTTATTCCCCGCTGCTGTTTTCAAGCACTACCGCCACGGCGGTCGCTCTTTTTTCGATGTCTTCAACCACAGAGCTCAGCCCCTTTATCTGGAATGGCAGCTTGACCTCGCCAGACGAGACCTTGTTTTGAAATCCCTCGGCCAACTCAGAAAAAGGTGCAGCGGCCTCGCGTACCTCGGCTAGTGAGTTTGCTGTATGGAGCTTTGCGATAAGCCCGGTAAAGCCATAAAGGAGAAGCTGAACGGCGTCTGCGGTGGTGCCGAGAAGGGTTTCTGGGTCGCCGACAGAATCTGAGATTTTACCTCTGATATCTTTTCGAGTGATGATTTGCTGAACGTGGTCTGCTAGCTCGATATCAGGCTCGCCGAACTCGTCCATAAATTCAGGTGTATAAAATGAACTTATGAAATCTTGGAGGGTTGAGGCTGAGTATGCCCCATGGAGTGATTCTCCAGATTTCTTTTCGGTTGCAAGTAACATTTAAGAACCTCCCATTGAAAGACCGCTTGGAGTGGGATGCAGAAATGCCCAAATGGTTGGCATTGCAATGTAGGCTTCTATTGTCTCGGTACTTTTGAAGCCAACCGATAGGCTGTTCCCAAAACCTCCAGTTGTAGCAGATACTCCCACTACACCATCTATCAAAAACCAGCCTTGGGGAGAGTTTTGAGACTGCTCACGGGTGACAGTTAGGCCTCTTGGGGCCGTTGTTCTATACCCACTATGATCACCAATTCCCATGATGCTGCCTTTCACTAACTTGACCCACATACGGACACCGTAGTGACTTGAGTAAAGGGATCTGGCTTTAGGAAGAAAGACCTGACGGCTTTCTTCATTCTCTCCTGGTGTACCCGTAATCTTTAGAATGTGACCGTTTGAAATACACCCCCAACCCGTTGCAAGGCCGCCACCCCATCTGGGAAAGCGAGGACCTTTTGTATATCGATTGAAAAAGTAAGGAGTATCCTTTGTCGCTTTATCCGGATCATTGGTAGCGTTTGATGGGCGTTCGGGAACATAAGGAGCTTCAAAAGCAGATGTATAAGGGTGAGCAGCTTCGATGGTTAAGCCTCTACTAGAGAAGCCGTTTGGTATGCCGTTTACTACATCTTGCATCAATGAATTACTAACGAGATTCACTGGGAGTGGGTATTCCCCTTTGGCTTTTGCAACGTAAATATCTATTTTCTGTCGAGCACTGCCAAGCTCCCTATGTATGTCTGAGATTTGCGTATTTACCGCTTCGGTCAGCTTGTTCGTCGCCCGCACCAAATCAGTAATATCTTTTTCAAAGGACATGTTGGCTCCTTATTGCAGTTTGTCTGTCAGGTATCGCCGCATGCTGTCTATCTGAATCGTCGCTATCTGCGCGAGTTGTTGGGTGTGCTGCTTTGCTTGTTCATCAAGGTGAGCTTTCAGCGTTAAATAGCGGTTCATCATGGTGATTTGGGCGGTGGCCATCTTGGCTAGCTCTGGCGCGATGAGAATATTCAGCTCCGCACCCTTATCGATAATGGTCAGTGAATCTGCAGGTATGCCTGAGAGAGCAAGTTCAAAGGCCAGCAGTAAATCTACTTCTGGCGACTTGTAGGCGAGCGCTTTATTGGGTTCTGAATACACGGCAAACAACGTACCGTCATCAAGGAAAAAACCGACTTCTCTGACCCAGAACGACTTATCTGAGTTATCGAGTACGCTCATATGAATTTGTGTTGGTGTAACTGTTTTTCCTCTGGCGATAGGAAAACGGCTACGTTCTTTATCTAATGCTCGGCGGTTTTCATTCGGTTTATAAGCCGCTTCGCCCAATGCCACATGGGTGACTTTTGCTTGAAAGCCATTGCTGGTGGCATTAAATATGGCGTTTAGTCCGGCCCGGGTGATGACAGGTTTCAGGAGTGTTGTCATGCTGCCTCCCGGTCTGCGTTGCAGTAAAAGCGTGCCACAGCATATCGACGCTTATTGAGATGGATAGTCAGCGATAGCTCAGTGTGGGTAGGCTTGGGTTGAACGGACTCCGTTCGCATTTGGGTTTTTCTTGATTGCACCCAGCAAGATGAGGCACATGCAGCCGTAATTGTGTTATCAAGCCTAGCTCCAACTAAAAATTCGAAGGAACAACGCGCAGGTTTAGTCTGTTCAACGGTCCGTTTCACCGACTGGTAAAGGTCTGGGCTGAGGAACACTTTATCGTTGTGTGTAAGGTTTTGATTGGCCCATGCAATGAAACCAAAGCTGTACGGTGCGAGGTCATTTAAAAGAGAAAGATGAGTGTGTTTCGATACGTTTGACCATTCATAGAATTCAATGCTGATCCCAAGTGAATTCAGTGCGTTACCGACAGCATGTAGGGTGCCTTTGTGACGATGTATGTCGATACTTGCTTCGATAACATCGCGCTTCACGTGTTCTGGCCATTTGGGATCCCAATCATCAACGCTGACAGCCCACGCCAACCAGCCCAGTAAATTTGCAGGGCAGCGTTGCGGATGCCATTGGTCGAATATTCGTGATACCGGAATGGCTTCGATATGTTTTGCAGCACACAGGTCAAAGGCTCGTTCTGCGTCGCTGGCTGAAGGCGGCATGAGTGATTTATTCATACTGCCGTTCCTCTATTGATAAGTTCAATCGATAGGCAGTTACTGGCTTCTTGCTGGGATATATCCAAATCTGATGATGGCTCGACAAGTTCAACCCGCTGAACTCCAGGGACATGAATGGCTGCATGTAGTCCTGACAAGGTGACATCATGCCCGATGAGTTGTCGCTCTTCGGTGTAGTGCTCTGTCTTACGCTGGGCTTCGGCGATAGTGATAGCAGCATCAGGTCCCGGATAGAACCAGACATAAGCCCGAACTCTGTAATTGACGATAGTTGCAGGGCGAAGCCTTGGCCTGTCTGTCAGTGGTCGAATCGCATTATCGTTCAATCGTAAGCTAACTGCTTTCATCACCTCGCTGGTGGGTTTGCCATTGCCTTTCCGGCTCAACACAGTAATCGCAACATCACCCGGGGTGGGGTTCGTCAGTCCCGCGTCATAGTCAGTTGTTAGCAAAAGCGTATGCGAGGGCAGGGTAGCAGCAACTGCTGCTGGTACTTTGTAGCGGGAGAACGTTGGAGCATCAATAGCGATGTCTTTTACATCCTGATGAGCGGCAAGCCCGTGATAGATGTAGGCGCCAATTGGACCAGCTGTTGAATAGCCTTCAAGTGCGAGCTGTAATCTTGCTCTGAATTCGGTGTCGTTCTCATATTCCGCAGGCAATGGTGGGTTCTGACTTTTATCCTCTTCGCGGAGTACCTTACGAGATGTTTGGATAAAGGGCAGGCTACCTAAATGATCGAGCTGTGGCCCCATAGCTTTTGCCAGCATCAAAGCCAGAGCCTGACTATTTGCAAGGTGACGTTCATGCATCACTCTATATGCGATGGCTTGAGCAATTTTACTGGCAGGCTCAGACTCCAGCTCCATGGCATCTTTGAGTTCTGGTGCAAAGCGGAGTATGTCTTGCTTAACCTCACTCAATAGGCTTTCAAAATCAGGTGATTCAATCACAGTCGGGTCGGGTAACGACTGCAGTGCGCTGGAGGCAAGTAATGTCATGATGTGCCCCCATATGCCACCGAAAAATGTTGAGGGGTATCGTCGGCCAGCTTGCCTCTTACCTCAATACATACACGTCCATCACTTTCAGCGGAAACTTGAATGTTGCTGAGAGCTAATCTTGGCTCCCAACGCAGCAGTGCTTCAGCACTGGCGGCAATAACTCGCATCCGGCCTGAATCGTTTGCTGCTTGGTCGATGAGTTCGAATAGGTGCGAGCCATAATTCCGTCTCATGACTCGCGAGCCAATGGGAGTAAAAAGTACATCGGCGACTGATTGCTGTAAGTGATTTAAATCAGCAGTCTTATAGCCAGTTAACGTATTCATCCCAACGGTGGTAGGAATCATTGCGGCGTCTCCGTTGGTGATTTGCTCTCTGGTGAAATATGGGTGTGTTGCTGAACGCTGATTCCGTCAGAGGTGATATCGCCATTCTGCTGAGTTACAGGACCGTTGATGTGAATCTTGGGTGAGGTGATTTCAAAGCTGCTTGTACCTTTTATTTTGATATGTCGGGCACTAAGGGATATTTGCTTGATGCTGGTGACATCTAGCAACCCTGATTCGATGTTGTAGCTGAGGTGTGTCCCATCATCGAATTGAATCACATCAACCTCTTCATCGGTTGAAGGTGTGTCGAGCTGGTTTGAGTAAAGGATAGAGACAATCAAAGCCTGAGCAGGGTCACCTGAAGGGCAGACAAACACAACCTGAGTACCCAAACGAAGCGGACGCCAACGAATGTAATTACGGCCCATTTCTGCTGGCCAATCTAACCAGTCAGTGAGCAGTTCACCGCTTTGAATGCGAAGTTGCTTTGTCTTATGCTCAACAGCCGCGATGGTTCCGATACGAACCAGATTCTCAAATCGGCGGAAGAGTTCGGAAGTATTTAGGCTCATGAGAGCATGTTGATTGAGCGTTTGGATGGAGTCGAGTGTTGGTTGGTTGATCTTAGCTGTATCAACTAGGCCATAATTCAAGTAACTCAAGGGCTTCAGCACGGACTTTGAGTCGTCGTGTATACGTCGAGATTATAAGAAGTTGTGTTGGTCATGTGTCCTGTGGGACTGATACACTTCTCAGTCACTTTTCTAGCACTATCCGATCACTATGCCTGATATCAAGCTATTCAAAATCAACTCAGTTAATGGAGATGTATCTGAGTTAACCAGTCGTTCAGCAGCAAAGGAAAAAGAGCTGCAGACGCTTTGCGAGCTAAACCTTGAAACATTATTGGGTATTAGGTTTTTGGCTACTGAATTTGTCACCAGCCATCGCGGACGGATTGATTCGCTTGGTCTTGATGAGAATGGTTGCCCGGTGATCATTGAATATAAGCGCCACGCCAATGAGAACGTCATTAATCAAGGACTTTTCTATCTCAACTGGTTACTGGACCATAAAGCGGACTTTCATTTTCTCGTTGAAGACAAATTGGGTCGTGACGAAGTAGAGAACATCGAATGGTCCGGTGCTCGTTTGATTTGCATAGCGACTGACTTCACCCGCTATGATGAGCACGCTATTGCCCTGATCGACCGTAATATCGAACTGATGCGATATAAGTATTTTGGTGATGATTTGTTCCTGCTTGAGTTGGTCGAAGCGCAACAGACTCAGCATCAATCACCAAAACGACTCGTCGAAAAAGAATCAGCAGTAGCTACCCCGTCTCAAATATTTAAGGTAGAAATAAAAGAGAGTGAGGAGCGTAAAGATACTCACTCAGCTAGAAAAGAGCAGGCGAGTGAAGAATTATTGGCGATGTATGAATCTATTTGTGACTTCGCCAATTCTCTAGGTGACGATGTTCAACGTAAAGAGCTGAAGTTCTATACCGCGTTTAAACGAATCAAAAACTTTTTTTGCGTTCAAGTTTGGGCAACTCAACGTAACCCTTCTCTTCGTCTTTACCTCAATCTAAACCCAGATGATATTGAGTTAATCGATGATGTAGTTTCTGATGTACGTGATAAAGGGCATTGGGGAACAGGCGATGTCGAGGTGATTGTTCGTTCTGTTGAGGATGTTGAGAGAGCCAACCGACTTGTTTTAAAAAGTTACAAGCTTGGATGAGGCTATTTTTTGGCATTCATAATAAGATATTTTGGAAGCATTATCCCGTGTAGGATAACTGCTTCCTACACGGGATTTGATTTCTATAAAAGTTTTAGTCCAAATTAGCTCTTGAATAGTCTGTTTTTTTGAAAAGGGTATTTCTTTTATTTGTGTCTACATTAAAGTATGAGATTGCAATGCCAAATGGAAATTTCTTATTCTTGTTTTCATACTTTACAAATCGAGGGTTGTTTTCATATCGTGACCATCCATCGCTGGTATATGCACTACTAACATACTTTGTTTTTTCCGATTGTGGCGGAACAGACATATTTAAGTTGTCTAAGGTTGATACATTTTTACCCCAATACATACTAAATGAATCAATTTCTATATAATTATTTGTTAAGTTGACTATTTTTAATTTGCCGTTACTCCAAGATGCATTAATACTATTGTCACTTGTGGAATAAAATTTCGGCTTCATATCATAGTAAGCAGAACTAACCGATATATCTAACGATGGTGACTCATCATGTTGAATGGATGTTTTTGATAAGCTATATTTAATACCTTTTATTCTACCTGAATAATTTAATGGTTTTATTACCTTAATATAAGGTTTTCCCCATATATTTGTTTCCATATTATATTTTCTTGGTACGACTTCAAATCTAGTGTCTCTTTTTATGTGTGATTCAAGATCGGCAGATATTTTATCTTTTGAACTAACCTTAATATCAATCGTTTTATTCTGTACATGATTAATCAATGTAGTATATGCGTCGATATTATTGTTGTACTCTCTAACAGAGAAATTGACTAATTCATCTATATATTTATTAAACCCATGATCAGAGCATAAAGAGCAATCTCTTCGGAGAGCAGGCTTTCCATGCCATGCCTGATTCAGTGTTTCTTTTGTAATATTGTTATCTTTATTTATTTTGAAAATATAATAATAATCCATTGATGTGTAGTGGTACTTCCGGTTTCTGCCTCCACTATACATTATTCCACCTTCGGTCCAGACTGACATCGATGTCCTATCACCTCTCTCATAGCTTGTTGTTGCAAACTCAAAACGATATCTTTCATGCGCCTGATATAATATCGTTTCAAAGAATAAGTTTTTTTGACTAAGTGTGAGGCTGGTAGGTTTTAACTCATAGTCGAGAATATCAATAATAGGCCCAACAACTTCAGGTTCTTCAGAAGTCGATTGGCAGCCTATAACAGAAATTGAAAGTACTAATATTAAGAGTAGTTTTTTCATCTCATTATTATCTCTATATCATTAATGAATTTGATTTATTGACAGAAAGAGTATTCTAAGAGATATGATTTTATTTTTTTAAAACCTTTTCAATAACAAATTTATGATGGTTGATTGAAGTGCTAAATGATGTTTTTAATTGTGTGTATTCTCACAATGTTTTTTTTGTTAATTACATGTTTTCATCTTTAATATGTTGCTATTTGTCTGTTTTTAATAATTTCAGGAATAAAATGATATAATCATTATTATTGTCAATAATCCGTCTAGTTTGGTATTTGATTGAATGAAGCCTCGGTGCCTTATCCCTTAAACCAAAGTGATGTACCTTTGCAATCCTTGCATCGCGCCCTTCATAGCCAACAGCTAAGCCATCTGGTGTCGACTGGGCCTTCAATCGTTTCGCCTTGCGTAGGCCCATCATCATTTTCTTTTTACGCTGAACGCGACCATGTCTATCTCGTCGTTCTTTTCTGGGCGCCCACTTTTTCCCGTCAGGGTCTTCTTGAGCCTTCATCCGTTCTTGTTGGTTTCTTCTAATCTCCAGTGCCATTTCACGGAACAGTTTTTTGCGTTGCTTCGGCGCTATCGAGCGCAAGATGGATTCGGCCCAAGGCTCAATATCATTGAAGTTATTCATTCGCGGCTTGTTCCTGGTTTGGAATTAGGATTTCAGTGAGATCTGGGCCAACACAGGATTTAAGGTGAATACCATCTGCTTTGATATCCACTTTGACAACTTCTGAGAGCTTTAGCCTTAGAGATAAGTCGACGGCTGATTGGCTGAGAATATCCACCTCAAATTCGAGTGCTTCCTGATCGTAAGTGGGTTGATTGAGCTTCATCCATTCGAGGGTCAGATAAGCAACTTCTTCAGCCCGGCCAGCAAAGTCAGTGATGATGATGTTGGCAAGGTAGCTCAACTCAAAATGGTTGTTTTGCTCTCCTCGGTAACTGATTACCTGACCTTGCTCTGCGAACGTCAGTAAATCATCCGGTTCGATACTAAGAGGCGATGACAATAAATACTCCCGGAGCGACTCAAGCTTTTTCATGGAGCCTCCTAGTTCTGTTTGTCCCTGAGCTGACGCTCGATTAAGCGGTCGAGCTTGCCACCTATATTTCGGAGGTCCTGACGTATCTCATCCCTTGTGGCTTCGACCCTTTCTTCTATGCGTTTTTCGTTGTCATACAGAAACTGAATATGCTGAGCGTTTTGCTCGACGCGTTTATCAACGGCAAGTGCCCATGAGAGTAATGAGAAGCCTATGATGATGGTACTTAGGATATGGCCGATACTTATGGTTTTATCGAGGTGCCACTGGCTACGTTCGTTATCTGGCTTCATTTTTCTTACCTCGTCTGTTCATCGTGTTGACTGAGTCGATAAGTGCCTGATGCTTTCGACGACAATCGCCATACATGGTGATCACTAACTTCGAAAAATGTAGTCGCGTGACCATGCCACCATTGCCGAGCAGAGGGAGCTTTGCGCAAGGTCGGAGCAGAGAGCGGTCAATGCTGAGCGAGGTCGCCGTTGGCTGCATCGATAAGTTTGTTGATGAGCTGCAGGCCATCGTCATCAAGGCTACAGTCATCATCAATGTATTGATTTGCATAGCTTACGACCTCTTTTTCAATTTCCTGAACCTGTTGTTTTGCCTGTTCTTGTTTAGCATGGAATACGTCGGCTATAACGTTGCGCTCATCGGCTGTATTTCTTTCCTGTTCAAGAGTACGAGTGACAGCCAGTTCCTTCTCCGCCAAGCAGTTTTCACCCGCATTAAGATTGCCGTCCAACCAGCCTTTTCCATACCCAAGGGCTAAAGCCAACGGCAGTGCTGCGGCAGGCCAGAAACGAAGAAGAGAAGTAAAACTCAAAATCGTCATACTATTTGCTCCTGCTTCTGAAACTGTCATCCCATGTTGCACCGAATACATAGGTGCCAATCACCGAACCCGCTAGCAAATAGGCGCCATTCACCAATGATTGATTAAGAGGGTTACTTTCGCCTTTGAGCATCAAATAAACGATGACAACACCACAAAGTAGCAGTGTAAAAATGACGATCCTTCTTCGGATATACCATTGATCTGAGCCGTTCATAATGGGTATGCCTGCCAACTGAGCTGAAAGTGAGGGCCATCAGGAAAGGTGGTCCAGTCGCCGCCCCAGACAATATCGATACCGAGTTCATTCGCTGCCTGCTTCATGGCCGCTGCGATTTTGTGATAAAGCGGCCAGCTCCAATCAACGCAGCCATCAACATAGGCTCCAAGGTCAACCGCATGACCTGTAAGGTGGCGACTTCTCAGGGTGCTTGATGCACCGCTGGCGACCAGCTTTTTCTGGCGCTCAATCGTTCTCACGCCTTCCAATACGGTAAAGTCGGTGCAAGTGATATCGATGGCCCGTTCAACTATCCGGCGTAAATCAAGGTGAATGCCTTCCATTTTTTGGTACGAACGATGACTGAGAGTGAATTGGCTCATGGCTAGTCCCAAAGATGAATAGTGGGTTTAATAGGTGCATGGTATTGAGGGAGTTCTACTGCCGTTCCATGTGGGATAAAAGGGGTGTTTTGATCGATATGTGGGTTAAGGCTAAGCACTTCTTCAGTGATCCCAGCTGTTGTGTTGAAATACCGCCAGCAAACTAGGTCGAGGGTGTCGCCCTGTTGGGTGAGTACTTTCATCAGATTAACTCCACAGTGACTTTCGATATACCAAGTAGCAGGCGGATGGCTTCGCGGGATAGACGAAGGTGGTCGTCGATTCTGGCTTTCATCTCGTCAGCTTTTTCATGGCCTGATTTGGTGCTGTCAAAGTCCCGGTAATTCTCTAAAAGAGCACTTTTCGTTTTGTTAAAAAGGGCTGCGCGATAAAGAAATTCGACACGAGAGTGAGTGCCATAAGATTCAGATATCACCTCAGCGAGCGTGTTCTTTTGTTGACTGTGTTGCCAGTCCGCCAGTTCCTGGTTCACAGCAGTCATAGCAAGGGTCAGATTATGTTTGAGGTTGGCAGTGTGGATAGTTTGATCGACCCGCATTGTTGCTCTGAAATCACTGATATCGACATCAGGAAAAAAGCCATTATTTTTGACGTTATCCGAGACTTCGTTGGGATTGTTGGTCGCGATAAATCCGCTCATCATGCACCTCCCGCACAGTTAGGACTGAGGAGGCAGCGGGCACCAGTATGATTATCTGTCACGAGGACGAAAATACACTGAGCCGCTGCGGGTGGGGGGACCCGGTTATTAACTCTCGGAGCTAATCTCCCGTTGGAGTTTCTCCATGGTTTTCTTCACACCGGCTCTAGGGTTAAGTGCCAGTGATTGTTTTAAGTGAACAATAGCGTTCGCTTTGTCGTCCTCGGAGAGAGCTAGCCCCAACGCTTTGTGAAGCCGGGAGCGAACCTCATCAGGCATATCATGGTCTTTGGTTAGCTCGACAGTTTGAGCTAGAGGGACTTTGGCATCGATGTTGTGATTAAGAAATGCATCGGCTATCTCTTCAGCAATTAAGGTTGCAGTGTCTCGCTTAAACCTCTCAGGCATCGCCAGATTGAACTGAATGGCATACTCTGCAATTGCCATCGCTCCCTCTAAATCTCCTGCGTCAATTCGCCAGACCATGACGGTCATTAACACATCATCTTGATGGCCTGCACCAGCCGAAAGAACACCCTCTACATAGGCGTCATAGTCTGAGAGGATCTCTGACTTAACCGTCGCTCTCCGAGATAAGCTTTGAATTTTAGAGAGTTGCCTTTGGTGCGTTTTTAATTGAGCCAGCATCAATTCATACTGGCTAGCGTTCATCTGAAGGCCTTGCTCAGAACGGCTTTGTGACTCCTTTTCCGCCAGTGTTTTTTGTCTATGATGTCTGGCGATACTCATTAGGCCCAGCCCCCTGAACCATCAGGAACCAGAATGTTTTCAACCAGACAGACGAGGTTGTAGTCCTCAACCACATAGGCCTCATTGACTGATTGATAGTCTTCTATCCTGTCACGTCTTGGGTTATCCATGATGTGTCGGCGACGACTGCCTTCCTGATAGTAAATACTGAGATTATTCAGGCGAGTAATGGCAAATGAACGTGAGGGGAAATAGGGCACTCGGACTGTTTTAAGTCCACCGATTTGTTTGTTACTGATAATAATATCAAGCGCGTTACGCTCGGTCGGTGCGTCATGTTCATTGATCAATGCGAGGTATTTATCTGCCAATAATTCACGACCCATGATCACCACGAGTTCTGGATCATCGCGGTACCACTCGGCTATCAACTCATTGGTGGCATCGTAAACGGCGGCATCAATATTCTGGTAGTCTCCGCCGTTGCCGACTTTGATATCTGAAATCACACTCTCTTGGCTGTTTTGTCTCAGGTGCTCCAGCCAGCCGACATTGACGTCTTGCAACAGCGGGTTGGCGGCACGATCAGAGGTTGCTGAACGACTTAGACCGTTGAAGCCAATCATTAATCGGTCTCTGGCAATCTGTTGAGTCACGACGTTACGAAGGCGGGTTTGAAAACCTGGAAACTTCGCCCACGCATCGAGCTTTGCGTATTTCACATGGGTATCGAAGTTGGTTTGTTGACAGCGATAGCGGTCTTTATCGAGCGAAGTTGGGTCGGCGGTTTCGCGTTCTTTCAGGTCTGTATCTGTAGTGCTGGCGATTGTTGAGCCAACATCCAGACCAAGTTTTTCGCCTTCCTGCTCTCTGACACCATGAATGTTGATGCGTTGCAGAAAACCGGATGATTCGCGGATGCGCTCTTCCAATGATTGCTCGACGGTGGGTTCGACACTGAACTGCTGTGTACCATCTTCTATACCGTTCAGTTCGGCTTGTCGGCGCACATAAGCGTTGTAGTGTTGTCGTGTTTCGTTGCGCATAAGTTATGTGCTCCTCAACAGTCAGTCAGCGCAGCTTCGGTGCCTGTCGCTGAAGGTCTGGCAGAATGGTGGGTGTCAGCGTCCTTGCTGAGCTGGTTGGTGAGCGAATCGAGTCGGGTGGATAATTCGGAAAGTTTGTTTTCAAGGTCATCGAATTTCGTGTGGTTTGACGATTGTTCTTTTAGATCACCTTGAATTTTCTGCTGAGTTTCAGCCAAAGCCAGCAGGCTTGATTCAATGTCTTCCAATTGCTGATCTTGGTTGCGTTGCTGCCCGCTTAACAATTCGCGGATACGAGAGAGGAGGGAAGGTTTGTCGTCCTCTTCGCTGTCTTCGTCAAATTCGAGTTCATCGACCTCGACAGATTCAGAAAAAACCGTATTGGGAATATCTGTGCCTTGTGAAAACTGATCGCGATTCTTCTGGCTAAACTGCAACATTTCTGTACCCAAACTTGCGGGACTGTCAGTGACAGCAAGGCCGACCATATAAGCTTGTTTGGTATCGCTAAAGCTGGGATCCATTTCAATGGAGGTGAAGACCTTTTGCTTGCGTTTGTTAAGTTCCAGCAACTCAGACGTGGGAGAGAGCTTGGCTAATAGAATTCGTTTACCTTCCTGGTCATCGTCTGCCTTTAGGGCTGTGACATCACCAAATGCTGGAAACACGCCATCAGGCAAAAGGCTGCGGAAGTGTTCCAGCCAAATTCTCGCGCCGTAGATGTCCGGGTTGTAGTTGGACGCCATTTCATCAATTTGTTGCCGCGTAATTTTTCGGCCGTCTGTCGTGGCTCCCTCCCGGCAGACCCGGACAAATTTAGATATCAGTTTGCTCATGTCTTCTGGTTCGTCAGTCACTGTGTTTAAAGGCATAGTTGGCTAAGTTTTTACTGATAACAACCTGCTGACGGTTGATACCACTGATATCAACTAACAAGTCCTGCTGTCGATGTTCATAGCCCGTTAGTCTTAGCGCATGAGCACGAAGACCGTTGATTTCAACATCCGCAATCAGGCCCGTCAGAAGTATTGGCAGGGCTATCCTGTCGCTGAGATTAGCAGGCAGCTAGAGGTACCGTACGCGACCATCGACTCGTGGAAACGACGGGAGAAGTGGGACGATGCTCCGGTCGCATTGAAGGTCGAGAGCGCGATTGATATAAGGCTGTGCCAGCTAATCAACAAAACTGAGAAGACTGAAAGGGATTTCAATGAGATTGAATTGCTGACTAAATCGCTTGAGCGGACAGCAAGGATACGACGTTATGAAGCAGGCGGAACTGAAGCTGATTTAAACCCCAAGATCAAAAAACGAAACCAGAGGAAACAGCAAAAGACAGGTAAAAATTTCCTACCAGAACAGGCCGTCAAAGAGCTGAAAAAAGCGTTTAAATCTTCATTATTTCCGTATCAGCGAGTATGGCTTAAAGCCAGAGATAACAACCGGATCCGTAACATCCTCAAGAGCAGACAAATTGGCGCTACGTGGTACTTTGCCCGTGAGGCAGTGATGGATGCCATTGCCAACGGTACGAATCAAATTTTCCTCTCTGCATCGAAAGCGCAGGCACATGTCTTCCGTCAGTACATTTTGCAATTCGTTAAAGATGTTACCGGAATCGAACTGAGAGGCGACCCGATAACACTTTGGAATGGCGCCAATCTGTATTTTCTCGGTACCAACTCCCGCACTGCCCAGAGCTACCATGGCAATTTATACATTGATGAGTATTTCTGGATTTATCGTTTTCAGGAGCTGCGCAAAGTGGCATCCGGGATGGCGATGCACAAGCAGTGGAAGCAGACCTATTTCTCTACACCCTCAACTTTAAACCATGACGCTTATCCATTCTGGGACGGACAACTTTTTAACCGTGGTAGGAAGAAAGCCCAAAAGGTTGAAATAGATATTAGTCACCAAGCCCTAGCGGCAGGGCAAACCTGCGATGACGGTCAGTGGCGTCAAATTGTTACGGTTGAGGATGCCGTCGCTGCAGGCTGTGATCTATTCGACCTTGAGCAGCTAAAGCTCGAATACAACGAGCAGGAATACAACAACCTGCTGATGTGCCAGTTTGTCGATGATGCAGCCAGTATCTTCACTCTTTCAGAGCTGCAGGCCTGCATGGTCGATAGCTGGACGGTGTGGGATGACTTCTATCCACTAACCAGTAAACCACTCAGTAACCGTCCTGTTTGGATTGGCTACGACCCATCACGAACCCGTGATGATGCAAGTTGTGTGGTGGTCTCTCCACCTATGGTCTCAGGCGGTAAATTTAGGGTGTTGGAGAAACATAGCTGGAATAACCTCGACTTTGACAGTCAGGCCAACCGGATAAAAAGCCTGACAAGACAATATAACGTCCAGCACATTGCTATCGATACCAGTGGGATTGGTTATGGCGTATACGAGCTGGTGCGTAAATTCTTCCCGGCCACTACCAAAATCACCTATTCCGTTGAGGTGAAAAACCGACTGGTACTCAAGGCTAAACAGCTGATTAGCCATCGCCGTCTGGAGTTCGATTCTGGTTGGAATGATATGGCATTGGCCTTTCTCACTATCCACAAAACATCGACCACCTCGGGTAAGCAGGTGACCTATCAAGCAAGCCGAACCAATGAAACCGGACACGCCGATTTAGCGTGGGCGCTCATGCATGCCCTCGACCGTGAACCGCTAATGAGTATTGATGAGTCTGGCGGCGGCTCGCGGACTGTGATGGAGATTTTCTGATGAGCAAAAATATCGAGGTATTTTCATTTGGCGATCCAGTCCCTGTACTTGAAGGGCGGGAAATCACCGAATACCGAGAATGCTGGCTACATGGCGATTACTACGAGCCTCCGGTCAGCCTGCAGGGGTTAGCTAAGTCACTCAACGCCAGTGTTCATCATCATTCTGCACTCTCCGTTAAACGTAATATTTTGGTCTCCAGCTATCACACTCATCCCCTGTTATCGAAACAAGATTTCAGCAGAGTAGCACTCGATTATCTGGTGTTTGGCAATGCCTATTTTGAACGGGTTATTACTCGATTGGGAAAGACAATAAAACTCAAACCCAGCCCTGCGAAATATACCCGTCGGATGCCTGAAGACGATTACCTTTTTTTAACGGACAAGGGACACAAACATTACTTCAAACACGGCACCATTTTTCACCTGCTGGAGCCTGATATCAATCAGGAAATCTATGGTGTGCCTGAATACCTCGCGGCCCTCAACAGTGCATGGCTCAATGAGTCTGCCACCTTGTTTAGGCGCAAGTATTACCTTAATGGCAGCCATGCCGGATTTATTCTCTATATCACTGATACCGTTCACGAAGAGCAGGACATCAACAACCTGCGAAAGGCCCTGAAAGAGTCAAAAGGGCCGGGTAACTTCCGCAATCTATTCATGTATGCGCCGGACGGAAAAAAAGACGGGTTGCAGGTCATCCCTATCGCTGACGTCTCAGCCAAAGATGAGTTTTACAACATCAAAAATGTCACCCGAGATGACGTGCTAGCGGCTCATCGAGTGCCACCGCAGATCATGGGGATCATCCCTCAGAATACTGGCGGTTTTGGCTCGGCAGAGGCGGCGACCAAAGTCTTTGCCCGCAATGAGCTGATGCCGTTGCAGGAGAGATTCAGAGAACTTAATGACTGGATAGGAGAGGAGGTGATCAACTTCACTCCTTATCTGGTCGACATTGAAGAAATAGATTCAACGAAAGAGGAGCGATGATCAGGGTGCAGCAACACCCCAATCATCACCGGACGCGGTGACAGTACCACCGTGGCCAGCCGAGGCTCCCCGCCGTGTGCACACAGCACGGAGGAGCTTAGCATAATCAACAAAAAGAGGCTGCTACCGTGTCCAGACCTATCATCCCTTGGATGGGAGGCAAGCGCAGACTTGCCAAACACATTTTGCCATACGTCAATGGCCAGCGTACCTACGTCGAACCATTCGCCGGAGGTGCGGCAATATTCTTTATGAAAGAACCTTCGTCAGTCGAGGTGATCAACGACCTCAATGGCGAGCTGGTGAACTTGTACCGTATCGTCAAATACCACTTGGACGAGTTTGTCCGTCATTTCCGCTGGGCATTAGTTAGCCGGGAAGAGTTCTTGATTGCAAGGGATATCAACCCAAAAACACTGACTGATGTTCAACGGGCTGCGAGGTTTTATTACCTGCAGAAATTAGCGTTTGGAGGTAAGGCGGTCGGGCAGACCTTTGGGACATCGAAGACCACGCCGCTGCGTTTAAACCTGCTGCGAATTGAGGAGGACCTTAGTCAGGCCCACCTCCGCCTTGCCCGGACAACCATTGAACACTTGCCATGGCAAGATTGCATCGCCAGATACGACAGCCCGGAGACTGTGTTTTACCTCGACCCGCCATACTGGGGGACGACTGGCTATGGGGAAGCATTTAGCTTTGATAATTATGTTCGTATGGCAGAGTTGGCTAAGACCAGCAAAGGGAAGTTTGTTATTTCCATCAACGACCACCATGAGATAAGAGAAGTGTTCGAGGGCTTAACCTGTCACAAGGTTGCTATTACCTACACTGTCGGTGGTTGTCACAACGCAGCCAAGCGCGACGAACTGATCTTCACTTCCAAGTAAACACAAATATTCTAAACAACTCAGCAGGCGGCCACCCATTCCACCTGCTGCTTAACTCGCGCTGCGCGGTTATCCCCCGCCACGCCTGCGGTCTAAATAGGCCGAAATTTTTATCACTGCAGAGAGGTTGAATATGGCGGTATGACTGGCGTTACCGATGAGTTGTTCCATAAGCATTTCTTTGCAAATTTCATGGATCAGAGCGCGCGATCCATCTGGCTGAGGGTTAGAAAAACGATGCTGGAAACGCAGTAAATCCGATGGCTTATCGGAAAGAGGTAATTTAAGTAATTGCATTTCGAAATAAGATTTAACTTATTGTTTTTATTTAACTTTAAAATTACTTTTGGAAAGTGATCGGAGGTGATATGAAAGGTGATTTTTTGTAATTTATTGACTTTAAACACTTAAAAAACAATTAAATGTAACTATCAAAAGGGTGATTGGATTACCTTATGATGACATTAAAATTACTTTTTTAATTTGATATTTTAAATTAAAAATCAACAGCTTTAATTATTTTTCTCTAAAAATTACCTTTGTTACTATTTTCCACGCACTTAACAAATTCTGACACTAAAGAAATCAACAAAGAGTGGAAAGCTACCGATACTTCTCTATTTGTCATGCATGTCTAACTCAAGTGTATGTATAAAGTCGGTGGTTACTCATACTGCGCTCTCTGAACTACTTTGATTTCCTTAGACTCTGTGCTCACCGGCTTTTTGATGGAATTTTTTAGTTCAAAATAGAGTGTGTATACACGAGAAAAAATGAGATAATTCAACCAATCATAAAAATTAAAGTAAGGCTAATGTGTGTCGGTAAATAGAGACAAAGTTGATATCTGGAAAACTGATGTAGCAAAGTCAGTTGACTACTACAATGATTGGTTCATGTCTTTTGCACCAAAGGCATTCAGAGATACGCGAATTAAAACAACCAAAGAAGTGGAACAAGCACTTAAACGAACGAACAATCTGACAAATATTAGCGCAGAAAATCTTGAGCTCTACCCTTCCGTGCTTCCTATGTTACGTATGACTACATGCCCGCCAATTGCCCGTGATCGTCTAATTGGTCTAGCAGGTGTGTCATCGAACATAGTATTAAACATGGAAAAGCAGGGGCGTGTCCCACCTAAGATGAAACATGCTGAGCTTATCGAACAATTGGGTATGATTGGCAGCATCATTGAAGAAATGGCTGACCCAGATATTTTCGTTTGGAAGAATCGTGGGGATTGTGGAACCAAAGATGAGGTTCATCGTGCTTCAATAATTGTAGCTGATCGCCTTTGCGGTTCAGTAGCTGATCCCATAATCCGAAACGCTCAGGAAAAACGCCAACTCGATGCAATGAAAGAATGGCTCGAAGCGCGAGGATACCGAGAACTAGAGGCAGGTGAGGTCGATGACTGGCTCTCTATGCCTAATGGTACATTTTCGTTTCGTTTCAACGTGCCTGTTCAATTAGAAAATAGTAAAAAAATTAACATTCCTGTTGACGCTGTGATAATGCGAAAAAATGCTAAAGAGGGGGATTTTCCAGCATTATTTGAAGCTAAATCAGCTGGTGATTTTACTAATACAAATAAAAGGAGAAAGGAAGAAGCTGTTAAAATGCAGCAACTTAGGAGAACCTACGGAGAGGGAATTAGTTTTGACCTATTTTTATGCGGTTATTTTGACTCGGGGTATCTTGGCTATGAAGCGGCAGAAGGTATCGATTGGGTTTGGGAACATCGTATTGATGACTTAGAGCAATTTGGATTCTGATAATGAACTTTGATGAACTTGAGTGTGAGCGTAAGCTTCTTCAAGCTGAGCTTGATAGTAAAAAGACACAAGAAGAACGTAATATCATGGGGCAGTTTTCAACGCCTGATACTCTCGCTAGAGATGTCTTAACACATGCAAAGAATATCTTTCCTAAAGACAACAAAGTTTTGTTTCTTGATCCTGCATTTGGTACCGGGTCTTTCTACAGTGCATTAAACTCCGTTTTCCCCCATGAAAGTATCGAAATCGCAACAGGTTTTGAAATTGACGAACACTACGGAAAGCCTGCTAAAAAGCTGTGGACAAGAACTGATCTAAACTATCATATTGCAGATTTTACAAATCAAATTCCGCCAACTGAAGAGAATAAATATAATTTAGTGATCTGTAATCCGCCATATGTTCGTCATCATCATATAAAAGAACTAAAGGAGCAGCTCAAAGAAAAAGCACTCGAAGCTGCAAATATGAAAGTTTCTGGATTAGCTGGGCTATATTGCTATTTTATGGCTATTACACATCCATGGATGAAAAAAGATGGTATTGCTGGTTGGTTAATTCCAAGTGAATTTATGGATGTAAACTACGGCAAGGCTGTTAAAGAATACTTATTGAATGAGGTGACCCTTCTTCAAATTCATCGCTTTGATCCCAGCGATGTGCAGTTTGATGATGCGCTAGTTTCTTCGGCAGTAGTATGGTTTAAAAACAAAGAACCAGAAGATAATTCAACGGTTAAATTTACCTATGGTGGAACTATAGATAATCCAGAAAATGAAAAAAATGTCAGCGTTTCTATACTAAAAAAAGAGAAGAAATGGTCACGTTTTCCACTATCTGAAGAACGAGAAGAAAGTAATGAACCAAAATTAAGTGATTATTTTACAATTAAACGTGGGATTGCGACAGGTGATAATAAATTTTTTATTTTAACAAGGAATCAGATAGAAGAACGAGCTCTACCATTAGAACAATTTCGGCCCATATTACCAAGCCCAAGGTATCTTGATACTACTGAGTTAAAGTCAGACGATAATGGCTATCCTGTCATGGAACAACAGTTATTTGTTCTGGATTGTAAACTACCACTTGACGAAGTTAAGCGTATTTACCCAAATTTATATAACTACCTCGAGGAAGGTATTCGTTCTGGTGTTTCTGATAGATATCTGTGCAAAAATAGGAAAATTTGGTACGCACAGGAAAATAGGTCTGAAAGCCTTTTTTATTGCACGTACATAGGACGTTCAGATCAAGAAGGAAAAAAACCATTCCGTTTCATACTAAATAATTCAAAGGCGATCGTTAGTAACTCGTACTTGATACTTTACCCCAACTCAAAGCTAGAAAAAGAGATGAATAAAAAACCTCAGCTTAAAGAGTTGCTGCTTAAAGCGCTCAATCAAATAACAGGAAAGGCTATGCTTGATGAAGGCCGTGTTTATGGTGGAGGAATGCACAAATTAGAGCCTAAAGAGTTGGCAAATGTTCCAGCTACGTTGATAACTAGCCTTATTTCAGATTGA